CAGAACTTTTGAAGGTTGTTGGCGAGTTGCCAGGGCCAATCAAAACAGTAGGGGCAGCCATACTTGGATTGACAAGCGCTGTTGTGGTGCTTGCGCCCCTGCTTGGCCCGGTCGCCAAAGGCTTCGCGGCCATAAAGGCCGTTCTGGCCGGAATCACGGGGGCGGGGCTTTTAGCCGCTGGGCCGTGGTTTGCTCTTGCTGCTGGTATCGGTGCCGCAGCGTTTGCCTTAAATAACTATCAATTTGAGGCAAAGAACGCTGGGACAGCAGAAAACCTTAAAAGGAGAGGCGCTGAACTGTTGAAGATTGACGAAGACCTTGCGAAAGCAGAGGCACGTCGTGACAAGCAAACTGACAAACAAGCTATCAAGGCAGCCCAATTAACTGTCGATAACTTTCAAGATATACGCCAAAGAAAGCTGAAAGAGATTGCTCAGATCAGAGGGGCGCTTCCTTTTAGGCAAAGAACAAAACAAGATGTTCCAAAACAAGATCAGTTTAAAATTGGCGATTTCGTCGGCGGTGGCGGCAGTGCAGGCAGCGCAGGCCCAGACCCTGCGGAAGAGGCTAGAAAGCTGGCGCAGCTTTCTAGGGATAGAGTCCAATCTTTTGAGGATCAAGCGTTACTAGCGAGTGCAGTGAATGAAACCGAAAGAAAGAATTTTCAGCTAAATATTGACATCGCAGAACTGCAAAAGAATGCATTAGGTTTTGCTCAAAAGGACGTTGATGCACAAGTTGCGGCAAGAATTGCGTTGGAAAACAAGCGGAACGAGGCAGAAGCCTACAAGAAAACAATTGCAGAAACTGCAAAAGAAGAGGCCGATTCTTTGGCTAGATTCTTGAGTGATTTTGATGCAGCATTCCAAGAGCTTGACGCAAAAGCAAAAGCCCAAGCCGACAAGATGGATGCGCTTTACGCTTCGATCGGTCAGACGATCTCAACGAGCATTGTTGACAGCTTGACCGCTGCTGTCGATGGCACCAAGCGGCTGTCAGACGTTGCTTCAGACACGCTGAGGAGCTTGGCAAGTATCTTGCTGAAATTTGGCGTTAATAGTCTGTTGGGGCAGCTTGGCAGCGGTGGCGGATTCCTTGGGGAGCTGTTTGGCGGGGGCAGGGCCAAAGGCGGCACCGTAATGGGCGGAAATTCTTACATGGTCGGCGAGCGGGGGCCTGAACTCTTCACTCCTGGTCGCAGTGGCAGCATTGCACCAAATAGCAGCATCGGCGGTGGCGCCAATGTGGTGGTGAATGTTGACGCATCAGGAACCAAGGCTGAAGGCGACGGACGCCAAGCGAACCAGCTTGGTGCAGCTCTAGGCGCTGCAGTTCAGGCAGAATTGATCAAGCAGAAACGACCCGGAGGGCTCCTAGCTGCATAAATGGCAAACTTCCCAGCGATCACGCCAACCTATGACCTATCAAAAAACTCTGCTCCTAAGGTGCGGGTTGCTCAATTTGGCAGCGGCTACAGCCAACGAACGGTCTACGGCATCAATCAAAACCCGAAGTCGTACTTGTTCACGTGGAATGTCTCGGAAGCCGATGCTGACACGATCGAGGCATTTCTAGACGCAAGGGGAGGGCAAGAAAGCTTTACGTTCACACCCCCCGGTGAATCAGCTGCAGCTCAATTCATCTGTAAAGAATGGCGGAAAGATATTCCTTATTTGAATAGAGCAACAATTCAGGCATCATTTGAACAGGTATTTGAGGCATGAGCACACCGCAATCAATACAGGAGCAGCTGCAATCTCTTGAGCCGTCTGCCATCATTGAGCTATTTCAACTGCAGCTGTCAACTGCAGTCAATGGCATCGACACGACTTTTTTCTATCACGCCGGAACGAATGAGCTTTTAGCTGATGTGGTCTTCGACGGCCTGACGTACCAAGCTGTGCCGGTAGAGGTTGAAGGCTTTGATGTGACAAGCAAAGGCGCAATCCCTCGACCTACCTTTAGGGTCGCAAACGCCAACAGCTCTATTTCAGCATTATTGGCGCTTTACAACCCGTTGCAAGCGAAGGTAACAAGGATCAGAACATGCAAGAAATTCCTTGATGCTGTCAATTTCTCAGCAGGTAATGCAACGGCAGACCCTAGCGCAAAGTTTGAGGATGAAATCTGGTATATCGATCGAGTAGCAAGCGAAAACCCTGAGCTAGTTGAATTTGAGCTGACAAGCAAGCTAGACCTGACAAATCTTGGATTGCCTCGGCGGCAAGTCGTTGAACATTGCCAATGGAAATATCGAGGCGTTGAATGTGGCTATACAGAAAAAAGATACTTTGACTTAAGCAACAACCCTACGGATGAGGCAAATGATCAATGCGCGAAGAAGTATGAAAGCTGTGCATTACGCTTCCCAAGCGGCTTGTTGCCATTTGGCGGATTCCCTGCCGCCAGATTGCAAACATGACTTCGAGACTTACGCTGCAATCCTGGCCCCGTTAGAGGCTTGTGGTGTGGTTTGTAGCGGCAAGTTTTGGCCGTGCCGAAATATCGCTGATGACCCTGAGCGAGACTTTGTGATGGACCCTAGAGACTTTGCAGTGGCTGCCCTGCGGGGGGCCGTAAGCGCAGTTTTGCACTCACACCCCATGGGAGGGCCTGCCAGCGCTGCAGATCTGCTGGCCTGCCGTGGGACTCGCCTACCGTGGCACATCTACTCAATGCCAGATGAGAAATGGTCAACTGTCAATCCCTGATCGGCAGACAGTGGGACTACGGCCGGCACGATTGTTTCTCGTTGGTTCGCGAGTGGTTCAGCCTGAAGGGTGTGATCATCCCTGATTTTGAGCGACCGGACGACCTAGAACGCTGTGAGAGTATTTTTTTGGCAGAAGCCAAAGCCTGCGGGTTCGTTCAGGTTGAATTTGAGCGGCGAAAGCCCGGCGATGTCTTGATCATGCGTCTTGGCACTATGGCTCCAATGCACGCGGCGATAGTGCTGGAGAATGAGCAGATCCTGCATCAGCGGCAGGATTCTTTGAGTGCTGTCGAACCTTTGCGTCAGTATTATGTGAGCAGAGTCGCGGCGGTCTTTAGACATGATTCAGACCGTCAGGTTGCTGGGTGATCTAGGCCAGCGTTATGGGGTTGAGCATAAATATGCAAATCTGAGGACACCTGCAGAAGCGATAAAGCTTCTTTGCGTCAATCATCCTGAGCTACAGCGCGAGCTGATTACGGCGCATGAGCACGGGATTGGATACCGAGTGATTCAAGCGGAGACCGATCTAGATTATCCAGATCTGCGCTTGCCGATTGGACAGCATGACCTGATCGTCGCTCCTGTGATTGGAGGCAGTGGTGGCGGTGGGGTGGGAAGGATTTTGATCGGGGCCGCTCTTGTAGCAGGCGCATTCTTTACAGGTGGCGCGACCATTGGCCTTTTAGGCTTGGCAGCGCCAATCGCTATCTCAACGGCGCTTGGCACAATCGGCGCCAGTTTGATCCTCGGCGGTGTCTCGCAGCTCCTGTCCCCTCAGCCAACAATTGGCAACCTGGGCTCTAATCGTTTGGGCAGTGGTGACAGCCTGTCAACAGATGGTCCGCAATCCGTCACCCGTGGCACAGATGGCCGCCAGTCGTACGCCTACACCGGTGCGGCTAACACCGTTGGGGTTGGCGCGACGATTCCGGTTGCCTACGGTGAGGTTCTGATCGGATCTCAGCTGCTCTCAGCGAATGTAGACGTTACCGATGAGTCTGATCCATTGCGGAATGTGATCAAGACGCCAGGGCCTGAAACCATTCTGTTCGGTGGCGAAAAGATTGGATTTAGCAAAACTGAAGCGTCTGGTATTAGGTGCAGACGATGGGAATATGATCAAGTGAAATTTTCAGATGGCAATTCATCTCAAAAGTTTTTGACGTTGCAGCAAGGTAACACGATAAAACTAGACGAAGTTGAGGGGGAAGACGATGACAGATCTAAGAATTATCAAGTGTTTTTCGAGCTTCAAGACGGATTGTTTGACCGTGTGAGTGGAGAAGACTCAAGCTTCGTAGACGGCTTTATCACTTATGAAATTGAAGTTACGACTAAAGTGTCAGGTCCTGACCCTGTGACCGCAACTCTCAGGGGCACTGTTCAGGGTTTGCTTTTGCGTGGGCAAAGGTATAGATGGATGAACTACATTAAATATGCGCCAATCGAAGATAACAGGGGAGTCGATACTAGAGTGAAAATAATTGATTTCAGGGCGAATGAATTTTGTGATTTAAAGGTTGCAACGAACGGATACAATCGATTCAAAGACGACAGCCAAAATAAAGCGTAATGGCATTAAACTCCACTTCAGTTATCCGCGTTGTTGATCTTCTTTGTGAAGGGCCTATCGCTGGCCTGGTCGGATGCGATGAAGGGATCTTCTTAGAAGAGACTGCGATCAGGACCGGAACAGACCGTAATTTTGCGCCTGAGGATGTCTCCTACGATTTCAAGCCAGGCGGCAAAACGCAAAGCCAGCTGGAGCAGGGGAAGGACGGCACTTCAACGGTCAGTGATGTAAATGTGGAGATTGGCCAAAACTACAGCGAGACCCTAAGCGATGAAAACAAAGTCATAGCCAGGGATTATGGAGCCGGTCAGGTCACAAGGCAAATTACAGATACAGACGTTGAGTCGTTTGAGCTGTTGCTCAGCATCCCTCGGATGTTTTCAACAGCCCAGGAAGGGCTAGCGAAAGGCCAGCTTTTTAACGGCAGCATCCAAATTGCAATCGACGTTCAGGCTCAAGGCGAAGCGTTCAATACTGTTTATGACAGGACAATTACAGGCATTGCGGTGAGTGACTACCAACTTAAGTCGCCACGAATCAACCTGAGCGGCCAAGGCCCGTGGAACATCCGAGTGAGAAAGGTGAACCTTGGGGAAAATCACTTTGAGGTTAAATTTCAAAACTTTACTGATATTGATCAAGACATCCCAATTGCAAACGGCAGGGGCAATCAGATATTTTGGACCAGCTTGATCGAGCTTCAATCTCTTAGAACAGCATATCCATTTTGCGCGGTGGCTGGCCTTTCGATCTCTACGCAGCAGTTCAAAAGCTTGCCGACGAGGGCTTACAAGATTCGAGGCCGGATCGTTGAAGTTCCATCAAACTCATTTGTTCGTGCTGATGGCAGCCTGGGGTTTGATGGAGCATTTGATGGCAGCCTCAAGAAAGCCTGGACGACCTGCCCCGTCTGCTGCTGGTACGACATGGCCACGAACAGCAGATATGGGGCCGGTGATTTTGTAGATGCGTCAAACCTGAGTTGGGTTGATTTGTACCCATTGAGCCAATATTCAAATCAGTTGGTTACAAACCCAGACGGCACACAAGAGCCGCGTTTCGCTTGCAACACCGTGATAGCCAGCAGGGCTGAAGCGTTCAACGTTTTGCAGGATCTAGCCAGTGTGTTCAGGGGGATGTTGTATTGGCAGGCAAACACGATTCAAGCGACAGCCGATCACGGGAATTTAGACGGCAGCAGCCTTTCAGCTGTGCATCTTTATACAAATAGCAACGTTATCAACGGGGCGTTCTCTTATTCAGGAACATCACTAAAAACCAGGAGTACATCAATTAGGGTTAGGTATAACGACCCCGCAAACTTCTTTAAGTCAAATGTTGTTGTAGTTGAAGATGCGGAGCTAATAAGCAAATACGGCTATCAGGTGAGGGAGTTGGTGGGTTTTGGCGTTACCTCAAAGTTTCAAGCGCAACGGCTGGGGCGGTGGGCGCTTTTGTCTGAGGAGATTGACGGCGAGGTCGTGACCTTTGCCACAGGGCTGCAGGGCGCAGTCGTTTTCCCTGGGCAGATCTTCGCCGTAGCGGATGAAATGCGGCAAGGCGTGCGTCTTGCTGGACGAGTGAGCGCGGCGACAACGTCTGCAATCACGCTCGATCAGACCGCAGCATTGGCAGGTGGAGGGAATGACCGGCTGACCTGCACATTGCCAGATGGATCGGTTGAGACGCGGCCAATCCTCTCTGTAGCGGGTTCAGTGGTGAATGTGCAGGCTTTTAGCGCTGCGCCATTGTTGCAGTCAATATGGTCGATCAGCGCGAGCAACATCAAAGAGCAAAAATTCAGATGCCTTTCAGTATCTGACAACGGTGATGGTCAATTTGGAATCACAGGCGTTGAAAGCAACGACAGCATCTACTCAGCGGCTGACAGTGGCGGGAAACTGGAATTTGAGCCAATAACACTATTAAATGAAACACCGGCAAAGCCTACAAACTTAAATATTTCAGCCCGTCAAATCCAGATCAATAGCGAAACAACGAATCAAGCCGTTGTTTCATGGTCTCGCGGTTCAACTGGCCAGACTGTTGATTTTGAGCTGGAGTACAAGCTTGGCGATGGGAATTACACAGCTGTCTCAACGTCCAACGTATTTTTAGAAATCAATGGGTTGAGTGTTGGCACTCAGCTCACGGTGAGGGTGAGAGGCGTTGGCGTTGCTCCACTGCGGAAACGCTCGCCCTATGTGACCGGGCGGTTTACGGTGCCAGTCGTTGAAATCGAGCCCGGCCAGGCTGGTGTCACTGTTTTGCCGCCAGATCCGGCAGACGTGACCATTCAAGCGTCTGGCAGTGATCAAGTTGTGCTGAGGTGGGCAATCCCCCAAACCGCGCTGAATACGGATAAGTTCATTGCGCTGATCAGACAGGCATCCCAGACCGATGGGACAGCCACATGGCCAAACAGCACGCTGTTGAGAAAAGTTGAGGCCAGGACGAATTACGCAAGTTTGCCGCTGATTGAAGGTGAATATCTGGTCAAGTTTGAGAGCGAATTTGGCCAGCGCAGTGCAAATGCGAAATCA